GACGGCTTTGTGGAAACAAGACGGATTAACCGACTATGCCCACGAAAGACCATCGGACCAGACCCCAAGGGATCGAGTCCACTTCGGTCTAGGCTCACCTAGGAAACCACGACGTGGTTCCCAACCTCTAGTACAGAGGTTGGTGAGTCTAGCTGCGTTCAAGTGCAACACTCCCTGCTTCTCATAAACTCGGAGAATTTCCGGATTATAAGTGAGGGCGAGGGCTACCAAAAGGCGGCCGACAGTACGTTTTCTCACCTTACGGGGAGATATCGTCATGGTCAAGCACTTGAAACCCGACCCTCCAAAGTCACTTCGATAGTTGACGTCGTCTCGAGAGACGATGAAGCCAACATCACCGAACTGAGGAGGAACCTTACACTTTCGCCACTGTCGTGGAGAAGATTTGTGTAAGGCCTTCCACAAATTGTGGAAACGGGGATCGCATCCTAAACCGCCATATACGCGCGAAGCGTACAGACGGAGGGAATTTGCGATCTGAACCGAATACGGCGCGGGTTTGTCGGTACCTTTCTTCAAATAGAAAGGCCTGACATCAAACCCTTTAAACCAATCGGTTCCGCAGGATTCAAAGAAGCTTCCTGCCAGGAAGCTCTTTGACTCGTTAACCCTAAACCCGAAGTAATTTAGGGCTTCGATCAAATCAACGGCGTAATCTGCTGGGACAATAATATCATCCCCGTAGATTGAAACGTCGTCCCACTGGTCCCTAGGAACGATACTAAAGGCAAGAGAAGCGAAAATCAGCGACTCAAGCTCAAAAGTATAGCCGTTACCCATTGAGCTAAATTTCTCTAGCTCAATTACTTGCCCGTCAACCAAGGAGTGAGTACTTCGACATAAGTCGAGGAGCTCAAACCAGTTTGGTGGCAAAAGGGAAAGAACAGTGGACCAAGCAATTGAGTCAGACGCAGCAGAGAGGTCTATCGTCGCTAATGAGCGATCGTATGCCTCTGAAGCTAAGCGTTGATTCTTTTGCTGGCTATTTAGGTCGACTCCGCGTCTGGCAAGTTTTGAACGGATCATTTGACCGATACCAAGTTGGACATAACTGTTCAACGTTGGTTCAGCACAAATTCCTCGATCAGTTTTTGCTGACTTGGGAACGGTTGTGAACTTATTTCCTTCAACTATACGAGGAGTCCTTTGGTGTTCCCACCAAGTGGAGCCCAGGATAGCCTTGTAATAAGGATATAAGTTCAAGGTCAGATGCATTTCTGCATCGTACTTATCAGATAGCGCACTACCGCTACCACGTACCCCAGTTGTCGCTCCGGGTCCGAAACGGAAAAATGTCTCAATACGAGACAAATCCGGATCAGATCCAAGAGTGCGGAGAATCCACTTCCTTGCTCGATGTACTACATCGGGCTCATGTGCAGAAAAATCGCACAAACGGTCGTTGATCTCCTTACACTGGGCCTCACTGTCGTAAAACGACTGGAGGGCACGTCCGCGACGGTCAAAGGTACAGGGCAGGTTGGGTGACTTTCGAAGAACTTCAGTTACGAGGTAGTCATCAGCAAAAGCGCTGATGTCCTCATATAACGAAGGATCAATAGTCAACTCAACCAGCTGATCGAACTCCCCATATTTTATGAGAAGCCAGACAGCCAAAGCCCTTGGTGTATCGATGACCTCGCAGATATGCGACGCTACCGACAGCTCTAATTTAACATCAGAGCTCGTGTCAATCACACAATGATTTGACATGTTGGTAAGTCTCCGTTAAGAGTGAATGAACCTTAGGAGAAATGGAACCCTTCGCCATAAATGGCATCGGGGATGACGAGCTTAGACTGAACCTCAGTCGTAAGATCGACACCAAACCATGCTGCTAAGGCCGTACACACAGCTCCAGCTATGATCTGAATAATCCGCTTTTTAATAGCGGGATCAATAGATGGGATCGCGATCTGCG